ACAGGGAAGCGTGAACGTCTTTGTTCGCTGCCGTGGTTCCACCAGCATCGGCATCATAGATGAACCGATCAGCGTCAGTTCCGAGCACACCGCCCGTAATGAAACCGTTCGTGGACATTACCATTTTCGCCCCGAATAAACGGCCCACTTCGCCCTTATATAACTCTTCTACATTGCTGTATTGAGCTGCATTGAGCCATGTGTTGTCTTGCATGAGGTCACTCAAAACTTGAGGACTACATACAGCAGCATACATTCCGCCACTTGTCGGTTGAGCGCGATTGACCTTTAGCTGAGTAACAGCATTAAGAACAGCCGCACCATCCAGCAACGTGGCATCAGTAGCGAGATTAGAGAACGTATCGTACCCTGACCCGTCCACTTGCCTTGTTCCGTCAGCGTACAGCTCAGTGATCGTGTCGCCGTTGTCAAGCTTAGTTGACATATCGGCGGCATAGCCGCCTTCCATCGCAGTCGCACCTGACTGTGCGTTTCCAGCCTCACCAGTTGTTCGCACATTGGAACCAACCAATATGTTTCTGGTGATGTTATCCATATCCAATGCTGCGTCTTGACCGTTGATCTTGACACTCTGTTGCAGCGAACTGAATAAGTCCGTTGCATTCAGGATGTCAGACAACTTCACGACTTGACCACGTTGAATCAGCGTCTTGCTGATTTTAGTCAACGCGATGTCGCGATCCCCAACAGTCGAAGTATCCCCCTCAGTGAGGGTTTTGATAGCTCCAGCCGCAGGGACGTCCCAACGAAACATAGATATTGCTTTATGACCCGACTTCGCAGGAAGCGGGGCTTTAGTGCCGAACTGATCTAGTACCAATGCTTGAACAGCGTAGGTCAGCAATTTCTTGCTGAAATAATTCTGATACTGGACAGCTAGATCGGCATCGGTTGTGACATTAATAGCCATAATTTTTACCTTCCGTCAGTTATTAGGCATCATCGTGAGCCGCAGCCGCCTTCAGCAAATAAGACTCCTGATCCTCTAGTGTAAGATCATCAAAGGTCTTGCCGCCATCCAGCTTCCCGCTCGTGAATCCACCGCCAACTGACATTTTCTTTTCCAGTTTATTTAGTTTTTCCGTTAGTTCCTTGACTTCAGCCTGACTCGTTTCCGTCTTAGACGCCGCAATCTTCCACTGTGCGATCTTGACTGCATAACGCAATCCAGTTCCCTCAGAGGCATAGATTAGATCGGGGTGGTCTTTCAGTATCTGATTCGACTCTTTAGTCAATTCGGAATCGGTTTCCTTCAGAGAAGGTATCTCTTCCATCAGTTCCTGTCGCGTCTTCTCAAACGTATCCTGAAACTTCTTGACCGTGCGATCACTCTCGGCCTTCTTGCCTTCCCCTGCCAGTTCTTTAGCCCTAGCACGGGCAGCTTCGGCATCGCTGTAATCGCCGTCTTCCTCAGCCCTGTCAGCGGCACGCTCATAATCGTCCGCTGTAAAGCCATCCTTATCCCTGTAGGCTTTCCCTTCGTCCATGTCAGACTGCTTCTCCTGAAGCTCGCCCTTCATGGACTCCAGTTCCTCCCGCTCCTTCTTAATCGCTTCTTTCTGAGAATTTATCTCTTTCCACGACTTGTTCTTGCGGGACTCGTTCTTAGCCCACTTACTCTTTTGCGGCTTGTCCTCCTCTTCAGGAGTCTCGCCTACTGTCAATGAACTTTCGGGTTCATCCACATCCTGCCCTTCAGCATCCGGTTCTGCTTCCGCAGTTTCCGCTGGTTCCTCCGGTGGAGTTTCCTCCTTTTCCGGTTCAGGTTCCTCCGTCTTTATATCGACGTCAGGTTGTTCCCCCGCAGCAACAGCAGTATCAAACTCCTGTGCAGCGGCCAACAGATTTTCGGCGGTTACTTCGCCGGATTCTTCTGGCATAATGTTTCCCTGTCAGTGCTTATCCTCGTCCAATCATCGCACCGAAACGATTGTCCGTTGCTGTGGGGTCTTCACTCGACAGATATTCGGCCCCATATATATCTGCCGTAAAATCCTTAGTCTCATCTATGTCCTTCGCCAGAGCCTCAATTGTATGCACCGTTGTCCTTACTCCGCTGGCAAATCCAGCCTCGTACTCCATCCGCTTTGTGGCAGTCACCGCCTGTTGATTCTGCTTCAGAACCATGTTCAGGAGAGTCATCCTGAACCGTTTCCCTTCCTTTAAGACGAGGAACTTACGTAAAGCATTCGCCTCAGATATACCCCATTCGGGCTCACCAACCCACGGTATATTACCTGATAGACGCCATGCAATACTTAAAAACCTCAAAAATCTCATAATCAGTCCTGTGCTTCCATGTAACACCCGAAGTGCTCTCCGTTAGCAAGCTGCAACTCCTCCTGCTCCCTGTCAGAACACCGCAAGGATTCCCCGCACCGATCACACTCAAACGCTGTGTTCTCGTCAGGCATATCATATGAATGACTCATAATTAAATAGTCTCCTCTACTGCGACAGTTTCCTCAACTCCAACCTGCGGGGGAGGGGCTCCTCCTCCAGTCTGCTGCGCGATCTCCATTGCCTGTTGAGCTTCCATCTCTTCCTCAGAAGGAACCAGTCCGGTTGTCTGGAGGTATTCCATGACGTCCTTCCTTAACGATCTAGCGTTGTTCGTGTCCACCTGCTCCATCGCGCCCAGAAGGGCATCCAACCTTGCGGTGATAGCCTGAGCACCCTGAGGACTGATCTGCATCCCAGCCTGTCGGGCCTGTTCGAGGAATGCCATGACCACACCTATGCGAGTCTGGTAGTTCCAACCCACCTTGACCGGAATCATCTGGCCGATGAGTAGTGCAGGGATGGTTCGTTGCTCGTCCTCAGCTTCATCACCCAGCTTCTCGTTCGGGTCTTGAACCAGACGAGGAACAAGTGCGGGGTCTTCAAGTTCGAGGATGGACTTGTCCAGCTCAACCTGATTGATCCACGGAGAGTTCATGAAAAGTTCCTTGCGCTGGATCGCCCTGCTCAGGAGCATCTCGCGGCTTATCATGTCCATGCCCCCACGAGGCTCAATCTGATACTCAGCGTGCAATGCCTCTGGGTCTACATTCAGGCTGTCCTCAAGGAAGCGGTACTGCAAGTCCTTCCTGTTGAACTGAAGCAGGATGCTCCATGCCTGACGGAACAAGTCTCCCAGAGCCTGACGAAAGAGACGCAAACGCAAATCCATATTCTGCTGTGACTGAGCATTGATGGATTTTATTACAGTAGCTGTCCGCCTGTCCCTGTCCGCCATGAGTCCATAGTCGGGAACGGTAACACGCTGTTCAGCGATTGATTGCGTTTGCGCCATTTCATCGTCAAAGTCCTTAGGAGTGTTCGGCATCTGAACCGGAGCAATCCCGAAGGGAAGAATCTGGCCGGGATTCAGCCTGAGATTTACAGAGTTGGGCAGGTCACGTTCCGCCCTGAAAAGCGGCTTATTGAAAAGTGTCGAGGCATCCAGACGCTCATTCCACGTCTTAGTAAGTGCCTCCTCGAAGGGAGCGAGCATCTCGCAAACTCCGCGAGGCGAGTACCAACCGCCATCGGTGATCTCGTACTTGCAGGAGACAAACGGAGGAACCCCGTGGTCAAACGGAACCTTCATGCTATCGCGAAGTGCAACGTCAGGAGCCTGAGGAGAGAAGCAGTGCATCTCCCACTTCCCGTCCTCGTCATGCGTGTAGACTTCCCACACGATGACCTGCTCCTTGTCCGATGAGTAGGTAAGCCCCTCTCGGAGTTCCTTGTTGTTCTTCAGGTCATTCAGAATGCCGGACTCCTCAGTCTTGCCGCCAACGATACTGTCCAGTGTGGACTTGTCTGTCTTGTAAATTCCGGCACGCTTGTAGGATTCCAGACTCATAGGCATCACCTGACAAATCCGGTCAGCTCCCTCGACATCCTTTGTCCACGGGGGAACTATCATGTACATTGAATCTATTGCTTGAAACTGAACCTGCTTCTTATCAGGATTCCAGAAGACCTTGAGAACCCCGTGACCGCCCATGAGCATATGGTCGATCCAGCTCATAACCTCTGATGCGAAGTTGCTCTTCTCGTGCATCTTGTACGAGAACCATTTCTCGGCTGCAGTGGTAAACGCAGCGAGCTGGGTTCGCATGGGAACGAAAGTAGCAATCACATCCAGCCCCATTGCCTGTTGAAAGAAAGCTGGCTTGAGCTTGTTGATCGTTGTGTCGATCAAAGGGAAGTGGGCATCGGAAGCGTTGGGCCACGGAGAACCTCTTCGACGCAACCCATCGTTCCGCATCTTGTACCATAACCCCTGACGAGTCTCCCACCGTGTACGGCTGGAGATGTCGTTGGCTACGAGATCGTAAAGCTCAGTGCTCATAAATTATGATCTGCCTGTGGGGCTTTTCTTCAGCCCGAACCTTCTGCCGCCAGCAGCCTTGCGCGGCCCTGAAGCCATTGCACGGCGTCCAGCCTTGCTAACATTTCTCTTGAGCTTCTTGCGTGCTCCACGCCTTGCTCCCAGTGATTCATCCTGCCTAGATTTGTATCCTTGTGCCATTGGTTTATCCTTTGTTGATGTTTCCTTCTCCCACTCCTTAGCCATCTTCGGCTTGTTAGCGTGCATCCACCTTCGTTGTTTCTCACTCTCGAAAGGCATTATCTTCCCCTGTTTCTTCCCCTGCCCCTGAGTGAGGGTGCAGGTTTTCCAGCCGCAATATCACACTTGCTGGGGGTAAGATGCCCGTACTTGTCTGGGCTTTGTAGGGATTGACCCTTCTTCTCTTTCTTATCTTTAGTGGTCATTGACTCCCTTAAACTCATGTTGTCTCGGATGCCTAACACCTATCAGCGGCCCTAGGTTTACCAGTTCGCAGTCAACTGTCAAGGCAGCTTGTATGCATTCTTCACAGATGTTCTTTCCGGTTGACACGTCTCTTGCTACTATCCAGTTTTCGTCATCACATACTCCGCACTGCAAAAAGGATGATCCTCCCTTTCTAGGACGGATCGCTGGCCTCATTTGCTCATCAAAAAACATATATTATTCTCTCTGTCTATTCTATTCTACTCTCTCTATTGTGGGAGAAGTTGGGAGACTCTGGGAGACTCTGGGAGATTCTGGGAGAATGTTAATAACCTACGAACATTCCTTCCGGTAAAGAGTCCCTCTCATAATCCGATTCTGCCCTCTCAAACAACTCGCTCAGGCTGATCCCATCGCCACTCTTAAACTGTTCCCATGTTCCGCCTATGCCACCTCCACACGCGATGCAGCCCAATACTGCGTCAGCTCTGTCAGGACTGTCAAGCCCCCTCGACTTCATCCTGTCTTTCGGTTCCATTCCCAGCTTGCCCGTCCTACTCACCTCAGCTCTCCTCGTAACCATCTGCTGATGCAACATAGGGTCGTCCGGCAAAATAACTTCCTTCTTCTGTATCGTCCTCGCAGCCGTATGCCACATCTCAGCAGACCTGTTCGAGTATCTAGTGTCAAAAGGCTTAGCACCGAAGTTCACCCTGTGGATGTCATAACCCGCTGCCATCAACGAATCGCACATAGGCAAACCCAGCCCTCCTTCATCCGCATAAACCTCATCAGCCTGTAACCCGAACTTGTCCATCAAATTGATAATCTTACCCAGCGTCCTGCCCGTGTCCCTGTCCCTCCAACATACCATCTCCGTAACCTTATTCCCCTCTCTCAATGCAAACACACACTCGTCCCCACCTGCGGCAAAGTCAACAAAGGCAACCCTCGAACCACTCTCCCTCTTAGGTGGATTCTGCAAACACCCCTCAAGCGACTTCAATGAAACAACCAACCCTTCACCGCTGTCATCATAGAACTCGCCATAGATCATCGACCTGATGAGCGGCGAATCCTCACCGTAAATCTCCACCTGATCGTCTATCCACTGCTGCGTAATATGCGGACACTGAAACGCCGTCACAGTGAAGTTCTCCCACGACTTACGCTGCTTAGTGAACGCCTCGTAGAACGCGCCAGCAGACGCGCCGGGACTTGACATCACCAACAACCTGCTGGGCTGACACCTAGCTATCGCATCAAAAATACAATCAGGAACCGTCTTAGCCTCATCAACTATCATCAACAAATTCTCTGTCGGCCCCTGCCTGTGCCAACCCTCAAACTTTCCAGCCTCGTTAGTGCTGAACCCGATTGCCCTCGAACCATTCTTATACTCAAGCTCGTTGCTCGTAGTCCTCCATCCACTTCCCAGCTCTCCAACGTGCTTCCTTAAATTAGGCCATAATTGGCCTTCCACCTGTCGCCACACTCCAGCAGTCGTAACCACCAGACTCTCAGGAAATCTAACCATATGCCAGAGAACCGCGCTCGCAGCTATCATGCTAGTCTTCCCACTCCCATTAGCCGCCTTCAATGCAACCCTTGACTCCTTGCCATTTAACGCACTCAAAACATCCTTCTGCCAGTCGTAGGGAGTTACGCCTAAAACCATCTCAGGGAAATTCTGCAGTAGACTGGCAGTCTCCACTTGCTCCTGATCGGCCTCTAATCGCTTGAGGATGCGCAGAGAACGCTTTTGATCCGGTGTATGGATGTTGCCAGCCCCTTTATGCTTCAAGACGCTCTGAGGCAATACTACGTCCATTTTACCCCTCTTCTTCCTCGGCCCTGTGCGTTTCAGTGGAGGCTGTTTTTTAAGGGGTTTCATGATTGATATACAACGTAAAAAATAGCGTCAGTTTTTAAGGGGGGGGGAGTTGTAGGCTCCGCTTCGTGGGGGGTGGTGGTG